TCCATCAATCATTGGACATTGTAGGAAGTCTGCCACATACCCAGCTGCTCTTTCATCTGTACTATTACCAAAAACAACTAAATTTTTCACTTTTTTAGCCTCCCTAATTATTTTTGTTTCTATATTATTATCATTTTTAAAAAACATTTCTGCTTCTGCTGTTCTTCTTCTATATAATCCTTCTAGTCTTTTCCCTCCGGCGTTACTCCATGCTTGAAAATTACTAGTAATAGTAGCTTTATCCCTTACCCCAGCAACTATATTTTTATAAAGAGTTGAGCCAAGTAATCCAGGAACACCTATGTTGTAAGCCATGCTTACTAGAGCATCAAATTGATTTTGATTTAGAGTAACTTTTCTAGCATCTAGGTTATTTTTAAAAGGAGCTGCATAATTGTCATTCAATAAATTCTCTAGCATTTCACTTGCTTGCGATTCTGTTATATAAGTTAAGTTGGCTATTAGGGTGCCTGTCATGCCATAGCCTATAGTCTTAATTCCTACAGCGTCTACATACGGAACAGAAGAAAATCCTTCAAAACCCTTAACAAAATCAATACATTTTTTAGATATTAAATTCACTTTTCTTCCTCCTTGTTCTTCAAATTACCTAAGCAAGCATAAGTCCTATCATCTACCCTAACAACTTTCTTTAATATTTCTTCTAGTGAGACCTGCATTTTATCTAAGGTTCTTATTAAAACTTTCTGATCTTTATCATTGGCCAGGAGCACTTCATTAAGCTTCTGTGTATGATCTGCATTACTAGTAATTAAGTCATCTATTTTATCACAGAGTTTATCTATTCTACTTATTTCATTATTGTTTTTAGAGTTTTTAGATTCGCCCATGAATTTAAATAACAATATAACAAAAACCAATAAAATAAGCAGAGTTGCCCCTGCTATGCCAAGTTGTAAATATAAATTTGCTGTTGTTTGACTTACATTCATATTGCACCTACTTTCATATAAAATAAAAATACACCCTAATGGGTGTACATAGCTGCTAAAATATTATCTTTTTTAAAGTGCCTAACTTGATGTCTTAAATAACAATAAGCTTCAATATCATTATCTTTAATCCTAATAACTTTTATATTTCTCTGAGTAAATTCATTGCCTTTTTGATACATTATAGTAATAACTTTATGTGTAGCTAATGATGTTTTAAATACATTATCAAACATTATAACCACCTCAATTAATTTTGAAATAATTATAACATATAATAAAAAATTATACAAACATATGTTCTTGTAATTAATTATCTAATGTATAAAAAGAAGAAAATAGCCAATAATATTATTAACAACTCTCGGGGAGTTGTTGTGAGAAGAAGGTTTCTTTACTTTAGAGTAAAGTCCTTCTTCTTTTCTTTTTAATTATTTATAGTTTTTATCTAGTTCTTATAGTTTTATATTCTCTGAATCTCGTAGAATTAGAAAAAGGAATTAGTAATAAGGAATCGTCATAGTATCCTTTTCCGTATTTTGTTATTTTTATAATTGGACACAATAAAAGAGACTCAGAAATTAATCTAAGTCCCTAATTAATATGGATTATTAATTTAGCATTAAAACGTATGCTGTGCTACTTGGGCATTGGGTTAACCCAGGGAAAACTCCAAAAGAATATATTATATATTCATTTCCTGCAGTAAACCAACTTGAAGGCAATTGAACATTCAACGAACCTTGTGATGTGATGTTATTTATAATTAGGGGTGATACATTATAGTTTCCTATTACCTTACCTGTACTGTCAACTTGAGCAACAACAAATTGATAGTCTTGACAGTTTGCTGCAAATTGAATAGTAACGGGCACCCCACCTGTATTACCTAATATATCGGTGCCCATTGAAGACTTAGCTCCATACATTGGACTACTTGCAGTAGAATTCCAAGCATTATAGTTACCGCTTATATATGTAATTGTGCAATATTGACCGTTAGGACCCGGAGTTACATCTGCAAATGTAACAGTTGAAATCATTAAAGAAGATACAAGTGTTAATACTAAAGAAAAATATTATTGATAATTTTTTAATTTTAGACTTTTTCATATTATTAACCACCTTTCGATTTCTTCTATAAATGAGCAAATATACATAATTAAATTACCATACCTAGGATCTGGTACCAATTATAACATTATCCCAGTTTACACTAGGTATGTTATAACATTTATTCAAATATGTGGTTTTGTTCACTTATTAGAATAAATTTAGCATGTACTATTTTCTTTTACAATAGTTTTATCGTGAAATACAATTTTTACGTCGTTAATTACATTTCTTCCTATTAAATCTTTTTTCACGATTAAATTTTGACATTTCACGATAATTTGTTGTTAGCTAACCGTTTTTTATGCTATATCTGATATTCAAGACTTACTATCTTTCTATATGATTAGCTTTTTTTCTATGGGAATTATCAAAAGCAAAGAATCATTCCTTATTTTTAAATAATAATTTTAGTCAGATTATCATATTTTGTTATTTTATGATTTGTCGAAATATAATCCTAATGTCTCTTTGTTTAGAGATTTATTTTCAAACATTAACCATATACAGAATATAATTTCAAACACTATCATAACTATTGAAACTATAACAGCATTAAACATAATTCCAATAATAAAAATAGTAAAAGATATTAGTATAGACATTACTGAATATGCTTTTGATTTATATAACCATCCAAAAGGCATTAAATGTGCTCCGAAAATAATTGCTAAAACCATTACCATTTTATCTGGTACTGTTGGATATACCCACATGGCAATTAGTATATATAGGAGTTCATTATAAGAAAACAAAAGCCCTAATTTACTTAAGGGATTATCATTTGTTGAAAATTCGGCTTTTATTATCTTTGAAATTATATATGCAAGTGGCATAAGCGGTGCTGTAAAACAAAATGTTAATAAATTTTTCGTTATAGTATTTTCTTGTGATAGTAACCATACAAGCAGCACAGCACACCAAATAATTACAGAGGCAATAATAAAATGAAGTCCTTTTTTCCCTCTCTTAGCAATATTGGTTCTTAATTCATCTAAATTCATCTATTTCCCCCACATTTAAAATATAATAGTCTTATGAATTATAAATCTCTGATTTACTCTTGATTCATCTAACTTTACTATTCCGTATTATACCAATTATAACATATATAGTCTTAATGTCATACCCTTATTTCCTATTCTGTCATAAATCCAACTTCAATAAGTATTAATTTAACTTGCTCTTGCAAATTGCTTAATTTAGGTACTTGGTCATAAGTATAAGTACCGTTAAGAATTAAGCTTACCCAAACCTTTACTAGTCCACTATTTTTGTTAAACATACTAAACACCATCCTTAAAATATATTTGATAAAGTTAAACATAAAAATAACACCTTAACTCTTTATGGTGTTGGTGCTAATAACATACTTATTTCTGCTATAGATTGCTGTATATTTGATACATCTGTTTTAAAAGTTGTAATTTCTTGTTCTGGTGAAGGTGGTAAAGAAGCAATATCTACATACTCATATGTGACTTCTTTTGTAATTGGGTTAATATAAGTACCACCTAAAGTTTTTCCTTCTGGTATTAATTTTTCTGGCATACTTTCAACTAATATACCTTGGTTTAAAGTCTCCTCACCTAGTTGATCTGGAAAATTATGTTCTAATAATGCTTGCCATTTTGTATCACTTATTTTAATAAAATTTCCTAACAATACACTCATTACGCATCACCTATCCTTTAATATATTTTATAAACCCATCAGTATAATTATTAGAAGTATAAGCAGAAAATGTCTTTGTACCCGTCTGAGTATATACATTAGTGCCATCAGGTTTATATTTATAAAGATTTTTTACCCATGCAATATAACAATTATTATCATAATCAAAGTCGATTCTAGGCACAGTAACACCACTAGAAGAAGAACCTGTTCCAGCTGGTACACTAATAGTGATTTTGAAAATACTCGTTACTGTATGGGCAGTAAAATCACACGTTACTTTGTTATAAGATGCAATGCTATTGTAACCAGCATTATAGAAGATTATAAAAGTATCTGCTAATGCATTATCTTTTGATATTCTTATATAACCTGGATTGCCTGATGTCAACCCTGGTACGTAAGTCGAACTGTAAATACTAGCATATTTTAGTTTAGTCCCACTGTAATTATATTTAGAAATTGAGAAACCAGTATTAGCAGTTGTGGAATCGTCATTGAATATATAAAAACCATCTTCTTCAAATATAACGTTGGATTGTGCCTGTTGATATCCACCTAATCCAATTACCTTACTAAAAGTACCTGTATTCAAGTTTAGTATAACCAATCCTGTACTAGCAGTTTGAACACCGTACATTCTAAATATAGCATATCCATAACCACTACCACAAAAATATGAAAATTGAATCTCATCTGTTCCAAAAAGTCCCAAGTCCACGGTGTATATTACAGTCCCACTAGAACTTATTTTTTTTAAATATCTTCCATGATTAGCAATTGATAAAGTTGTTGTTGATGCACCATAATGCACATACATATTTCCAAAATCGTCAACAAAGAATATATTATGTGGGTATAAACCTCCATCAACAGTAATTGTATTAGTAGAAATTAATGTACCATCTGCTTTATATTTAGTTACGACTATGTTTGTGCCACTCATAGCTTTTCCATAGTATGATCCATCATTGTTTTTTTGAAAAATATATACATTCGCAGGTAAATTTGTTAAGGTCTCTGATATTGACATAGTTTCAACAAGTCTTTTTTCTATACTCCAATCACTATATTGTATTTGAATCCTATAAGTCATATCCACCCAGTTAGTTCCATTATAATATTTACTTATAGGCACTTCCCATAAACTAGTTGCAGAGTTATATTGCTTAATATTTTTTAATATGCCATACTCAGTAACAACATCTTTTTTGAATAATGCTATAAAATTACCTGTTATAACTTCTTGAGCTAGATTGTTAATATTAAAAACATAAGTATTTGAATTTAGATTTCCACCTATCTTTGAAGATATCTTTTGAAAATCCATTCCATAAACTATATGTTCAAACTGCAATAACAACTCGCCATCTATAGGTGTAGAAGGGACATTTAATGAAATTGTAACTTTTGAAACTGTTTTGTTAGGTATTACCCATATATCGCCTTGTTTTGGCATCGTTGGTTCTGTAGATTGGGTGAATAATCTATATATATTACTTATTCCTGAAGCACCACCGCCACCAAAGCCATGTTCTTTAAGGTCTATCATTGTAACACCTCACTTTGTAAGGCCATATCAATATCATAATTAAGTGTATAAACTTGTGTTTCTTTTATTGTAATACCATCAGCTGCATACTTTGTAACAGTTCTAGTTGTATAGTTTGGAGTTTCTCCACCCGATAATACAGATTGTTCAATTAAAGTTCCATCTTTTCTTTTATGCTGTATTGCTGTGAAAATTCCGTTAGAATCTTTATTTGATTTAACAGTAGTGAATTTTGTATTATCTGTATATAGAGTATCTATTTCATTTTGCAAATTTCCTGCGACATCTGTTCCTAATATTCCTTTCACAGAATTAAACCATGTATTAAACTGATTTATGAATTCTTGCTCTTTGCTTACCATGTCGCTCTTATATTGATTTTCAGTAGAATCCATATCTGTTTGATACTTTGCAGTTTGAGTATTATACCATGCTTGAAACTGATTGAATATTGCTGTAGTATCAGCTTGAATTAAGCTATTTACCCAACCGCATAAGCTTGTATTCATTCTTAAATCAGTTATATTTACCTGAGAAATACTGGTTACACCCTTACCAATATAAATATCAGCAAGCCCTAGTTCAAATCCATCTGCATCCCTTTGCAAATCTTTTGCTATTGGTGTACTGGCGAATACACCTTTTTTAATAACTGCCTTTATTGCCCTGCCTGCTGTATCAAGTCTTAAGACTACTCTATCTATCCTGTTTAAAACACCATCAGCAACGCTTATTGGTAAAACAAAATCGCTATCGTTATAATAACAATAACCATTAATCCATGCTTTTCCTACTTTAATGGTTACAGTCATATTATTATTAGCTAATACTTGTACATTACTTGATGGATTAGGAAAAACTCCATTAGTAACTAGGCTATTAAAGAAATTTGCAAAATCTTCAGCTTTATACTTTCTATCTCCATTTACACTATTAAAGAAGCTGCTTTTTTCCACATTCTCACGCCCTTTCTATTTTATTTTTTGTTTTATTTTATCTATTAAAGTAGGAACATCATCACCAAAAGTTACATTGACTTGTAGTCCTTGCTCTTCATAAATTTCTTGTATTTCTGTTATTCTAGTATCTAATGTAATCCCCCATTTTTTAGAAATACAAGTAACCACATCACCTAAATCAAAATCAGTTTTATAAACTAAATTACTATACACATTTATTTGGCTATCAAATGACATTACTTCTACGTGTTGGGCTAACTCTGAAGTACCTTTCTGTTGTAAGTTAGATAAACTTTGAGCCATAGAAACTGGAGGATCTCCATCCCCCTGTGTATCTCCTCCATCAACAAAAGTTTCGTATCTGTCAATGCCTATATTATTTCCACCTATTGTAGTAGTTTGGGGCAAATGTACATCTATTTGTTCTTCCTTTGTAGTTCCATCCATCTCAGTAACAGTACTTTTAACCTTATAAGAATAGGTTCCAGTAGCTAGGCAAGTATTTTCTATATCAGCATCACTATCTGTATATTCTTGTTCTAGAACATTTTCAAATTCCTTAGAGAATATACAAGGGCTTACAACTGATTGATTAACTGTTCTGTTTACTCCTTGATATACTTCAAATACTAATTTTTTATTTGCGGCATCAAATGAAACTCTATGGCCTAACCCACTAGTTGTACTTAATACTTCCATTTCATCAGCTAATTTAGGATGTTTATTTTGAAAATAGTTAATAGATTGAGTAAAGTTTTTTAAGTTTTCTAAAATTAAATTGGGTATAACTCTTTTACTATCAGCTGGATTTATGCAATTATCATTCACTAACTTTCTCATTATATTTTCTACTTTATCATTAGCAGCTACAGTTCCCCATATAATTCTCTGGTTCAATTTCTTAGTAAGAAGATTGCCTTTTACAATTAATGTTTCTTTGCCTTCATTATCTTGTTTAAAGTTTCTATAATTTATATATCCTGCTTCATAGTCTCCACGCTTCCAAACAATATTACCCTTTGTAAGTAAAGATAGATTATCTGAAGTTAAATCACAGTGCAGCTCGAAATCACCACTTTTAAAATAACGCCTATTCCATAGTAGACTAGTAAACATATCTAGAATCCCTAAAAAATTTAAATTTTTATCAAATATATATAGTTCCATTGCTACACCCCCAAATACTTAGGAGTAAAGTATATTTCACATTCCAGGTTGTCAAGACCTGTGTCAGCATCATACCTAAATAAATTATCATCTACTGCCAGCAGTAAAAAAGTTGAATTAATAATATCTAGATATTTAGAAGAATCACTGATTACGCCAGCAATGTTACCTATAACCTTTTTACTTCCAAAATCCGTTGTAATGGTTATTGTTTCCCCTGCTTGCATTACTTTATTTATCTTAATAAATTCTCTTGTATTAACATTAACTATTAAACTTGGAGCTCTATGTCCTAATTCAATACCAGTTTCTAAAATTTCTAACGGAAATTCAAAATCACCTAACCATAAGGCTATATCATTTTTTATTTCCTGCAGTTCTTTCCAATAAGGATCATTAGCAGTTAAATTAATGAGGCATTTATTTGCTATATTACTAATCACAGTGAAGTAAGGCAACTTATTAACCTCACATTTTATTTTTCTTTCTTTTACATTATCTTTATAAATAAGCCAACCTTCATCTAATTTAGGATTAAATACCTTGTAGATTATATCTTTATATTTTATTAATTCTTCTTCTGTATTTGCTATTACTGCTATTTCTAAAGATATATCTCCTTTATCTAAAGTATTTCCTAAATAAGTTGTACCATCTTGATTCATACCTTTAGTGCTATAAATATTAACATTTCCACTTGCATCAAATTTTTGCAATAAGAAAGGAGCTGAATTAGTTGATTCAAACTCTTCTCCAAGGCTGTTCACATAAGTAAGTTTTTTAGACAACTAAGCCACCTCCTAAAATTTTAATGATAATTCTTGCAGCGTTCTTCTATTCTGTCTAGCAGTTTCAGATGGAGATAATGCAATTGGGCTATTAATAGTTAAATTTTGAGTTATGTTTTTACTACTTCCATTATTTGAAGAAGCCTCTCCACTTTGGATGATATTACTCTTAAAACCAATTGACATATCACTACTTAATGACTTTATTGAATTAGTGACTAGATGCTTGCTTTTTTCAATTCCTTTTGCTAAACCCTGCATAAAATCAGGCATCCAACTTTCATAGTCAACCAACGGTCCCTCATCCGGAACGCTGAAGTGCAAAAATTTACGTATATCTTGAGCGACTCCATTAACTGCATCTCCTACTGCATGAGCAGCATCTTTTATTCCTTTTACTATCCCATCAATCATATCTTTTCCCCATGTCACGGCTTCACTTGGCAATTCTTTAATCCAATTTATCGCAGCATTTAATCCTGTAATTACAGCATCTTTTACTCCAGTTACAGTATTAACAACCCCTTCTTTCATTTTAGTAAACATATTAACCGCTGAATTATATAGTTTACCAGGTAATTCTGTAAACCAGTTCAATAATCCATTCCAGATGTTTACTGCACCTTCTATAATGCTATTACATAAGTTTATTACAGTTGACTTAAGGCCATTCCACGCCACTTCTGTTACATCTTTAATTCCGTTCCATAGGCCTGATATAAAATCTTTAAAACCATTCCATAAATTAGCAGCAATATTAATTATTCCATTCCAAATATCTTGTAAGAGTAAATTTATAGCCATACCATAATCAAAAAATATTTGTTTTATATTTTGCCATATATTTAAAATAGCATTTTTTAAATTATTAAGTATTATAGCTGCATCCTCTTTAAGTTTCGTAAAATTCCCTGTAACAAGATCAATTATTAGAAGAATAGCACCTAAAAATATATTTTTTATTATTGTCCAAACGTTTTTGAAAATACTTTGTATCTGTGTAAAAATATCTTGAAAGAAATATATCTGCCAGTAAAATTTATCTGATATGAAATTTACAATTGATGTTACGATTGATTTTATACCATTTATAATAGAATTCCATGTATTACTAAAAAATGCTTTTATAGAGTTCCATATGTATACAGTAGTAGTTTTTATTGAAGTCCATAGATTTTTAAAGTAATCACCTATACGGTTCCATATATTAGTACAAGTGTCAGTAATGCTATTCCATGTATTAGTAAAAAAAGATTTTAATCCATTCCATATCTTTTCAGTTTCAGTTTTAATATCTGTCCATAGTTTTTTAAAAAATCCACTTATTTGTGACCAATGCTTAATTATTTCATACACTGCAAAAGCAACTAATGATATTACTGCTATTACTCCAAGCATTGGCAAAATTGAGCCTCCTGCAGCTACTCCAATTCCCTTAAAAGCAACGCCCATTGTTCCCATTGCTGTTGTAATAGTATTAAATACACTAAGCCCACCAATTAAAGTGCCAAAAATGGCTGTTATTGAAAGTAGTGCTGCCGTAAACTTTGGATTTTCTTTAATGAATTGAGCGATAGGTGCTATTATTTTTGCTATTAATTCAGCTACTTGTGCTAGAACTGGCAATAATGCGGTACCTATTTGAGATTTTGCAGCATTGATTGTATTTTGATTTTCTTTTAGCTTTCCACTATATGATTGTAAATCTGCTTGAGCAGCCCCACTAAATCGTTTATTTAATCTGTCCTGTACATCTGCCATACTAATAGTTGCTTTTTCACTATCACCTAGCTGTTTTACTTCTTCTTTACTTAATATGCCTAGGCTTACAAGTGCTTTTGCCTTGCCATGGTAAGCATCTGCAACCAAATCAGCAGACTCAGCAAGTGTCCCTCCAGTACCAGCTGCAACATTAGCAAGCGTACTTTCCAATTTTAGAGCTTCTCCCGCACTAATGCCTTTTTCAGTTAATACTTGTAGTGCTTCTTTAGCTTCACCACCACTAAAACTACTCATTTTAGTAATAGCACTTGTAAAGCTATCAATATTTTTCTTTGCTTCTGTTGCAGTCATGCCCTGGTTTTGTAACAGATTACTTAATCGTTTCGTGCTTTGTTCTGCTGCTGTAGCTTTATCTACTGCACCCTTTAAATAGCCTGCTACTGTTATTCCCACTACCCCAAAAGCAGTCTTTATTTGCTCTGCACTTTCCTTTGCTTTGTCCTTTAGTTTTCCAAAGAAAGAAGATTTCTTATTTACTTCATCAAATACGTTGCCTACAGCTTTGCTTTCTTTTTCTAACACGTTAAGATTTTGCTCAGTTTTTATAACTTCACGTTGCAATGATCTATATTGCTCTTCGCTTATTTTGCCATGTTTAAACTGTTCTTGTGCTTGTTGTTCAGCCTGTTTAAGTGTATCAAGCTTCCCTTTAGTATTAGTAATGCTTTCAGCTAATAACTTTTGTTTTTGCTCTAATAAGGTAGTGTTTGTAGGATCTAACTTAAGCTGCTTATTTACTTCTCTAAGTTCGCTCTGTAAATCTCTGCTTGTTTTATTTACATCTTTTAAAGCTTTATCTAAAGGTGCTGTATTTCCACCAATTTCAATGGTAATTCCTTTTATATTGTTAGCCATTATATACCTCCTTCCCCTAAAAATAAAAGCCATACCGATAATAGTATGACTTAATAGATTTATTAACTTTTCCCTACTTTTTTTCTTAACCCTTCTCTATCTGGTTCGGTCTGTTCCATGCGCCAGCAGTTATCAAGATATTCTCTTCCTTCTCCAGTTTGCGAATAGTTATATATCACTGCATCTCTAAGTAAAAGCCAATATTCAAAAACATCAAGTTCTTCTAGTCTATCAAAGTCATATCCTGTATATTCAGATACAACCTTTTCTTCAATTGTATTAATTTCATAATGTCCCTTATTTTCCTCTTCTTCGGGATAATAAGGGATTTTTAGTTTTTTGAGTTCTTTTCTTTACTAAGCCATTCAAAATATGCTGTTAAAATTTCATTCATTTGGTCAAGGTCTAATTCATCAATTACTTCCTGTGGTACTTTATATTCAGATTTATTTTTACTAAGTATCATACCGACAGCTTCAGATAAGTCATCCATTGCATCTTCATTACGTGACTTTGATAATGATGTAATTTTTTTTAATACTTTAAGCTTTGGAGGTTCAACTTCAAGTGTTAAATCACCGATTTTAATATTAAAGTATCTTTTATTTACAGTGCTTATATCAAACATTGTTTGCACTCCTTTCAAATTTAAAAAGGTGGCTTTTAACCACCCTCATATTAAACTATAGGAACTTCTTCCTCATAAATAATTTTGGTACCTTCTTTGTCCATTGGAGCAGCTTTAAACTCAGCATCTACTACAGTTTCTTTATCTTTTAAAAATTTGAATGAGAATCCTGCTTGATTATTGCCTACAATAGTTATGCGAATATCTCCATCTGCAGCATCTTCATGAACAAACCTTATGACATATTGCTTACCATCTTGATTTCCTAGGCCTCCAATTTTCACTGTTCTTTTGCCTGCTGCTTCTGTTACTCTTGCAGTTGAACATAACTTTGCTAAAGTTTTTCCGCACCAAGTAAGAACTCCACTCTTCATGGTTACATCTTCATCAGTTAAGATAACTTTACTAACAAGTCCTAAATCGTCAGTTGCTTCGTAGAACTTTGGCTTATATTCAAGTGTGGCTCCACCTTGTATGAGTCCTAAAAGATTAGTTTCAACTTCAAGAGTTGTATCTTCTGGAATTGTGCCAGCAAATACAGCAACATATAATTTGCCACTTCCTAAAACTATTTTTTCTCCTGCTGTTAGCATTTTATTACCTCCCTAAATTTTTTCGATTAAGTTAAAATCGTACACAGTTTGATAATACCTTTCGCTATCAATCCATGTACGGTTTCTTTTATATTCTATTGATTTTTCATTTAACAAGCCTTCTATTTTACTTTCAGCCTCTCTGTTAATAAACTCTGAATACATCTCTGCTGTTAAGCTTCTATCGGCTAAACAATTTTTATTATCTGCTCCACCGACTTTTGTTTCTTCAGTAAAAATAATGTAAGGAAGTGCCGGAGGCTTTGAAAATTTTTCTTCTGCTGCCTTTAATCCTGTTGTTTCTAACCATGTTTTAATGTCCAGCATTTTCTATTGCCTCCTTCGCAAGTTCTTCCATACGTTTTTGTGCAAGTTCTTCACCATATTTAATATGCGGATATGCTTTTGACCTGCCGCCATTTCTAAGAGCATGACCATTTTCAAGTAAGTGTGTAAGTCTGTATTGGCCATTAGCAACATACCATGTTTTTCGCTTATTATATCTATCTTCAAATGATGTTTTTGTTCTAAAAGCTTTTACGTATTTACCTGAATGTTGTTTAAATGCTATATGCTTTTTTATTTCTTCATTTGTTTCTTCTGCTACAATATCTATTGAGTTTTTTATTCCATCAGTAATATTTTGAGAATAATTACTCATATATTCTGAAATTAAGTCTGGTAGATCATCAACTTTAATACTCATGGTGCTACCACAAACATTTCAAGCTGTCGCAAAGTTAAATCAATGCTTAAAGGGTTAGTATCAAGTTTATTTTGAGTTAATTCAATGTCATACTTTCCTAAACCCTTAATTTCTATAATGTCATGAATACTTACATTTGGAACTTGCGGTATTCTAATAACTGCATTTGCTTGTATCTGCACAGCTTTAGCAGCAAATACACGATTGTACCCTAAAGCACGGTTTGAAAATCCTAATGCTCTATATTTATAATCTTTGGTACCCTCTTCATCCTCAGAATATATATCACATATCCCATCACTAAAACTAATAAATTCAATATTATCCGTTTTAATTTTCATGGTGTCACCTCAGTTGGCATTGCAGCAACTTGACTTTCAATGTGCAAGCTAATAAGCTCGGATTGAAAGTTTTTCTCAAACATTTCAAGAGCTTGGCTATTTGCGTATCTGCAATAGTCTAAAAGGAGCTGTCTTGGCAAATCTTCAGCTTTAAAATCAAGAGAAGCGCCTGCAATATCTTGCAACCGCTTCATTCCTCTCTTCATCATGCCAGTAAGATTTTTATCTATTTTTTCATCCTGCCATGTGATATGAAGATAATCTTTTATATCTTGCAGTATCGCTTTTAGTTCCTCCTCTGACATTTAGATCACCTACTTTTCTGAGGTTTTCTTTTTAGGCATCTCCTCTTTTGCTGGTTCAGCTGCTGGAGGTTCTTCCTTTTTACCTTCAGGAGGATGATTTTCTGGAGGCTCTTTTTTAATTTCATTAACAAAAACGCCAAGAGGTCCAGTGGTTAATTCACCAAACCTCTCTTCTGTTATTTCAATTTCTACATCTTTATCAATATCTTCCATAGAGTAT